CAATAAAGGAAACATGATTTGCACAAAAATAAATGAATCTTGCAAACCTCTCTACACCACTTCACCCCAGCGCCCGTGGGTAGGGCTGACAAGGGAAGAAATCTATGCTTGCGATGAAGAATGCAATATTCCACAGTATGACATTACAAATGCAGACTTGCAATCATTTGCCAAAGCCATTGAAGCCAAACTCAAGGAGAAAAACACATGACCAAACCAGAAGCCATTCAAGCCCTCAAGCTGCTATCAGCACTGGAGTCTTGGGCCATGAGCAACAAGGGCCTGCCCGACTACCTGCACGAAGACATCCAGACCAACATGGAAGTCTTGGAACGAATTATTTTGGAGACAAACAAATGAGAATTATCGGAATTGACCCCGGCGCAACTGGCGCAATCGTACTGTTGGAGAACGGCACACCCATCGAGTGGCTGGACATGCCCACCACGCGCACCGGCACCACCACCCGCGTGGCTGCTGCTGCACTGGCCCACTGGATCGAAGACGCCCACGCAGACCACGTATACGTCGAATCTACGCACGCAATGCCCGGCCAAGGGGTGACATCCATGTTCAACTTTGGACACTCCTGCGGCACCGTTATGGGCGTTCTGGGTGCTATCAGCATGCCCCACACCATGATCACACCGCAGGCTTGGAAAAAGGCCGCAGGCTTGATCGGTACGGACAAGGATGGAGCCCGAGCCCGCGCCATGCAACTGTGGCCGTCGTGGCGTGAACTGGACAAGAAAGGCAAGGGCCAAGCACTGGCCGACGCAGCCCTGATCGCTTTATATGGAGGCAAGCAATGAAAGCCGTGTACGACATCGCAATCCGTGGCCTATCAGCACTGGGCATGTTCGCCGTGGTGATGTTCCTGCTGGGTTACACCTACGCATCCATCCCACTGGTGTTGCAAAAGACCTGCACGCCGTCCTTCATTGATCGGATTTTGAAATGAACCTACCAGCAGGTAACCCCAACCTTATGCGCCAGAACCCCACGTCGCAACTCGCCGCTGTGCCCAACAAGCTGGGCGACAAGAACTCATCCCGGTACGTCCGTGGTGGATACACGCCGCGCCAACGTGATGATCACGAGGCCCTGCCACCCAGCATCAACATCTGGCAGCAGCCGGTGTACGTGCCCGAGAACATGGCCCCAATTCGCAGTGGCGCAAATGATTTTTTGAACTACAAAAGCAGAGGTGTGTGATGACCGGATTCGCAAGCAAGCGCCAAGCGGCGTGGGACAAGTTCGCAGACCCTTGGAACGGGACTGGGTTGTGGCAAGAGATTGAAAGCGCTTTGGCCCATCAACCACAGCCAACGCAAGAATCCAAGGATTTGACAAATAAAAACCACCCAATTGAATACACGGAACACGTGGTCATTGGTAGAAACCCAGATCACGGGTATTGGTTGACTGAGGTGGAAGCTGTCACCAACTTTGCATGGCAATTAGAAAAATTCTTAAAGGGCGCAGAAGGCAAGCTGTTGTTTGTTCGTCGAGCACCAAAACTAGAACGCCATAAAGTGTTTGATCTGGACAAACCTGTTTACTACATGATCGGTAGATTTTCAATTGGGCAACTCAAGGACAAAAATGCATGAAGGCACTCTGGCCCGAACGCATTCGATCCTTGCTGCGCCGGGAGGATGACGGCCTCACCGTCAACTACATTGCAGAGGAACTTGATGCCCCTTCTAAGTCCATAGCCAAGGCTTTGGAGCGCATGCCTGACGCCTACATTGACCGGTGGACGGAAGCCGGGAACTGGAGTCCACACCAAGCGGTATGGTGCGTAGTGGCAGTGCCAGAAAACTGCCCGATGCCAACAAAGAAAAAACCATGACTGACATTTCACAAAAATCAATCAACGATGCCGTGGACTACATCTACAGCCACGGCCACAAGTACGCCAATGCCAAGGGTGAACTCACGTACTTGGAAGAGTTCCGAAAGTCCAAGAAAGCCATGCTGATGAAGACCGCGCTGTCCAACGGCATCGCCAAGTCCTCAGCAGCAGCCGAAATGGAGGCATACGCCGACGTGGCCTACGTGGAGCTACTCAAGGGCATAGCAGCCGCTACAGAGGCCGCAGAGGCCCTACGCTGGGGTTTGGTCGCCGCTCAGTCCCGGATCGAAGTTTTTAGAACCATTGAAGCTAGTAATCGGATGATGGACAGAGCATCCATGTAGAATTATGTTGTGGCTACCTTTAGCGGGGGAAAAGCAGATTGAACCACTGTCTGCCACAACTTCTTTGGTTCGCATGCAAGGTTCAACATGATCGACTATATTCGAGAACACTTCCGTTATGAAAACGGAAGCTTATATCGCACCACCAATCGCGGCGGTCAAAAAATTGGCGATAAAGTTGGGTGGCTGACACACTGCAACGGGAGGCCATACTGGAAATTCAGTATGGGCGGAAAGACAACCTACCTGCATCACGCAATTTTTGTGATGCACCACGGGTACAAGCCAAATTACATCGACCACATCGACGGTGATTCCACAAACAATCGCATCGAGAATTTGCGTGCCGCAACACAAAGCCAGAACGCTGGCAATAGCGCAATGAGCAAAAACAACACCAGTGGCTACAAGGGTGTCACCTATCTCAAAGACACTGGAAAATGGAAGGCCGCCGTCATGATCAACAGAAAGCACATCAGTCTTGGTTCTTACGCCACCATAGAAGAGGCTCACGAGGCCTACAAGGCTGGCGCGGCAAAACATTTCGGCGAATTCGCAAGGGCGGTTGCATGAACGGCACCTACACCGCCAAGGAACGCGCATGGGTAGGGCTCGTCAAAGAACTCCCATGCAGCGTATGCGACGAGGCTGGCCCGTCTGACGCCCACCACATTAAGCAAGGGAACCACTACACCGTGGTGGCCCTGTGCAAGTCCTGCCACCAAGGTTCTATGCTGGGCTGGCACGGCCAGAAGCGCATGTGGAACCTCAAAAAGATGGACGAAATCGACGCCTTGAACGTCACGATCCAGAGGGCGGTCGAGGCCATGAACGCATGAAAAGTGGAGTCGACTCCACTCATTAGGGTAAATACTTAGAAAATAAATGAAAAAAAGTGTGGATAGGTGTTCCAAAGTGCTTTAACTTGGTGTTAGAATTCCACTCACTGCAAGATCGCAGGTTATTACCAAGGATTACGAAATGACCACAATCACTACCACCCCTGCTTCCGCTGACCAACTCGGAACCCTGCTGGCCCAGATCGCAGAGCTGACCAAGCAAGCAGACGCAATCAAGGACGCCATGAAAGATGTTGCATCCAAGGGCGAGGCCAAAGTCTTCGAGGGCGCACTGTTCAAGTCCACCTACTGCGAAGCAAATCGCACCGTGGTTGACTACAAGAAGCTGGTTGCCGACATCGGTGTGGCCGACAGCATCCTTGCCCAGTACACCAGCACTACCGCTGTGTTCAGCATCAAGACCACCTCACGCTAAACCAACGGGGCTTCGGCCCCATTACTGGAGATCATCATGGAAGACATTGAAACAATCATCTACACAGAGTGCGACGAACGCCGCCGTATCTCCGTATCAAACTACGACAACGGAGTTTTCCTAAGCATCCAAGGAACGGGCTTCACTTCTTATGCCGTAATCAACAAAGATGAGGCCATGCAATTGGTTAAGGGCTTGCAAGCCATTTTGGAGGCAGCATGAACACGCAACTGCCCCCTCACTCCAAGATCAGCTACCCATCGGTGCCCAATGACACCTTCAAGTGGAGCAGCGGCTCCGACGTTCAGGCAACATGGCGCAAATATGGCTGGACTCCACCAAGTGAGCACATGACCCCACCACCGCCCGAGAAAAAGGTGGACGAGGCCTTCCAGCCCCTTCGGAGGTTCAAATGAACGAGAACAAAGAACTGGGCCTCATCACACCCATGGAGGCGTATGCAACCACCGACGGTGAACTCTTCCATGACAAACTGGAGGCGCTGGCCCACCAGTATGGCCTCGACATCACCCCTGAGATTGAGGCGCATGTGATGGGAGAAAATAACAAATACTCCCTGAGTGCAGCCACCGAAATACGAGCCATTCTTCAATGGGAAACCTCCCGCAAACTTGCACAACTGAAAGCACAAAATGTCTGAAAAAGAACTGAGCCCCCTCGCCCGTCAACTGCTTGGTGGCAGCGGCCACGTCAAATTCTTCACCCAGAAGGAGTTCGACGAATCTCTGGCGCTGGCCCAAGCTGAGATCATGCATGTGGCCGTGGAGACCACCAAGCGTGCCATCATGATTGAGCGAGAAGAGTGCGCCAAGATATGCGAGGGCCGCTTGCAAGAAGGGCTTGCCTTTGAGGGAACCGCCGAGACCATCCGCAACCGTATCCCTTCCCAACGCCAATAGGAGGCACCATGACCAAGAGTGAGATGAAGGCCCTTGCAAAGTACACCATCGCGCTGGAAGAGCACATCAACGCCGAGATGCGCAAAATTTTCGACAAGGAGGGGGATGAGATCGCCATGAACGTCCTGCTCAACGTGGGCACCTCTATGCTCGCCAAGACCATGCTATTGGCTCCAGAAAGCCACCGGGACGATCTGGTGGGGGTACTGGCTACCCTGATCGACGTGAAGGTGCAGGAAGGCGGTGCCATGATTGAATCCTTCAAGGCTATCGGCAACGCCATGGTGCATTAACCTTTTCTGAAAGAAATTTATGCGCGTTTTATCTTGGTTTTCATGTGGTGCCGCCAGTGCTGTAGCCACCATATTGGCTGCTGAAAAGTATCCAAACATTGAGGCGGTGTATTGCAAGGTGCAGGAAGAGCACCCCGACAACATGCGGTTTTTAGCGGATTTTGTACGTGTGACAGGGATACCCGTCAAAACAATCGTGAATGAAAAGTATGGCGGTTCCATCTATCAAGTTTTTGAAAAAGGCAAGTTTCTCAAAAGCAAAGATGGTGCCCCCTGCACCCTTCGGCTAAAAAAGGAAATGCGCCGCCAGTATCAAAAGCATGGTGACATCCAAGTTTTTGGGTACACAACCGATGAGCAAGACCGTGCAGATCGCTTTATTGACGCCAACAATGATGTCACTGTGGACTTTGTTTTGATCGATGCCAAGATCAGCAAGCAGGATTGCTATGCACGCCTAGTGCAACTGGGGATTGAGCTTCCAGCTATGTACCAGCTTGGGTACTCCAACAACAATTGCATTGGCTGCGTTAAGGGCGGCATGGGGTACTGGAACAAAATCCGAAAAGATTTTCCAGAGAACTTTGATCGAATGGCAAAGCTGGAAAGGGTCATCGGCCACTCCGTCAACAAAGACGATAAAGGCCCCGTTTACCTTGATGAACTACACCCCAGTCGTGGGCGCTTCAAGGATGATTCACCGGCTGATTGTGGCTTCACTTGCGAGCAAAAATAAAAACAGGATGCATTAGGGAAAACACCTAGTTCCAACCCACTTTAATTTTGTGTTAGAATTCTTCTACCGCAAGATTAGCGGGTTTAACTTAGGATTACAAAATGAGCACACAAAAACCTTTTGAAATTGGCGCAAAAGTAAAAGGCGTGTATCACGGTCAGCCATATGTTGGCACCGTTGAATACGCACGGCCACACACCATGAACCAATCCTACAAACACCATATCGTGCTGGATTCGCCCATTTCGGTTTACAGCGCAACTCGTGAACGCATCATTGTCAGTATTTGGGAGCCACGCGAGTCTGAAAACACTATTGAGGCTGTATGACTGTATGGCCCTTCCCACCACCCGGTGGCCCTATACCATGGACTCCCGCCCAACAGCGGGAATACCAGCGCCAGCAGCGCGAACAACTTCCCGACGCACCTTTCTGAAAGAAAACCATGGCAACCAAAAAAACCGTTTCAACTGTCGCAGTAGTAGTGGCCCAGCGCCGAGCAGCGGC